GTGCGTCGAGAAGATGATCATCGACCCCATCTATAACAACACTGTCAAGGATCTCTTTGATTACTATCCAGACGTCGTATTCATCTGTGTACCTACGCCGATGAGAGACGATGGCTCGATTGATTCTGACATCGTGGAAGATGTGATGACCAAGATAGCACTCTCTAGTGCCATCCGTCCTATCATAGTCGTCAAGAGTACGTGCACGCCTGAAGTCATCGACAGGTTAGAGATGCTGTGTCCATTCATCTACAATCCTGAATTCTTGACTGAGAAGAACGCGGCGCAGGACTTCATCAATCCGCCGTATATCATCCTCGGAGAAGGTGGCTATAGCGAAAACGACGTCAGGAGGATGGAAGCGTTCTATCGCAACTACACTAAGTGTAATCCGTTTGCTCCCATCATTAAGACCACTGCTCACACAGCCGCATTCATCAAGTACGCCACCAACACCTTCTTAGCCAACAAGGTCATCTTCTTCAATCAGTTGAAAGAACTCTATGACTCCGCAGGCGAGAAGGAGTGGGATACTCTGACCAAGACTCTATCGTATGACAGGAGAATGGGAGGATCTCACATGCAGGTACCCGGGCCTGATGGTCGCCTAGGATTCGGTGGAGCCTGCTTCCCCAAAGACGTAGCAGCATTCTTGAAGTATGCCGAGTCTCTAGGAAAAGACTTGACGGTATTGCGAGAATCTGCGCACTACAACGCCGAGTTGCGGGGTAAATATAACAGACTGGACGACAGAGAGCTCGCTCAGAATGTGAACTTTAACTATGACAAGAAGAATTGAAAGGAATACTATGGCTGAAGATAATAGCGTCACTCCCTTGACTCCGAGCGCCGCGGAGCAGGCACAGAATCAACCCAATCCCAACGCCTTCAATCTGTCTATCTCCGTAGAGGAGCTTCGTAAGCGTAAGCTGTTCGTGGCTACTCCTATGTACGGCGGCATGTGTGCCGGCATGTTCACTAGGTCCATCGCCGACTTATCCGCTCTCTGTCACGCATACGGCATTCCCCTCCAACTCTACTTCCTCTTCAACGAGTCTCTGATCACTCGCGCTCGCAACTACTGTTGCGACGAGTTCATGCGCTCGGGTGCCACTCACTTGATGTTCATCGACTCCGACATCGGCTTCGACCCGAGGGACGTCATCGCTCTCTTGGCCATGCAGGACGACCAGAGCGACTACGATGTCATCGGCGGACCGTATCCTAAGAAGTGCATCAGCTGGGAGAAGGTCAAGGCTGCCGTCGATAAGGGCTTCGCCGACGAGAACCCACAGAATCTCGAGAAATTCGTGGGCGACTACGTCTTCAATCCGAAGGGTGGACAGGGATCGATTCCCATCAATCAGCCAGTAGAAGTCCTCGAGATCGGCACCGGCTTCATGATGATTCGTCGTCGCACTCTCGAGAAGTTCGTCGAGTCATTCCCGCAGTACAACTACAAGCCGGATCACGTTCGCACGGAGGCCTTCGACGGCACTCGCGAGATCATGCAGTTCTTCCAGGCCGAGATCGACCCGAAGAGCAAGCGCTATCTCTCAGAGGACTACTGGTTCTGTCAGAAGATTCAAGAGCTCAATATGAAGACCTGGTTCTGTCCGTGGATGAAGATGCATCACGTAGGCACCTACATCTTCGGTGGATCACTCGCCGACCTCGCCGCGGTCGGTGCTTCAGCTACAGCAGACGTCGGCGCAATCCGTAAGAAATGAGGTGTACAGATATGGCAAAGAAGAGTAAGATGAACGCATACATCCTGCTAGACAGGAGCGGATCGATGGAGACTCTCTGGAAGGAGGCTCTCGGATCCATCAACGGATACGTCAAGGAACTACCTAAAGACGCCAACGTCTTCATGGCAGTCTTCGACTCTATCGGCTACGACGTCATCCGCAACACGACGGCGGGTGAATGGAAGCCGGTATCCAATGACGACGCCACGCCGCGAGGAGGCACGCCACTCTTCGACGCATCGGCTCGAATGATGCTGAGGATACTGGACGACAAGCCCGACAAGGCGGTATTCGTCGTCATGACGGACGGCGAGGAGAACCACTCGCAGATCTTCAAGCAGGCCAACGTCAAGGTCCTCGCGAAGAACCTCGAAGACAAAGAATACCAAGTGCTGTTCCTCGGCGCCAACTTCGACAAGGTCGGCGACGTAGCCAACCAGTACGGCTTCAAGGCATCCAGCTGGACCAACATCACACCTACTAACTTAAGTGCGACCATGTCTACACTCGGCACGTCCTCAATGAACTACATGACCGGCACTGCTCGCGGTGTCGATATCACAGACGACCTCAAGAAAAAAGCAACTGGCTAACAACGGAGCTCTATACTATGAAACTCTCGAACGAAACCGTGAATCTCCTCAAGAACTACAGCACGATCAATCCATCCGTGTTGTTCAAGCAAGGCAACAGTCTCTCGACCATCTCTCCCACGAGGACTGTGTTCGCCAAGGCAGAGATCAAGGAAGAGGTGCCTCAGCAGTTCGCCATCGCCGAACTGAACAAGTTCCTCGGCGTACTCTCGATGTTCAAGGATCCGGAACTCAAGTTCTATGATAACTACCTCGAGGTGTGTAGCGAGACGAAGAAGGTCAGGTACACCTACGCCGAGCTGAGCGCCATCATCACCCCTCCTGAGAAGGAACTCAAGTTCCCCGATCCTGAGGTGGAGTTCGATCTGAAGTCGGACGACTTGTCTGCAGTCGTCAAGGCTCTCAGTGTGTTGTCCCTCCCCGAACTCGCTATCACTGGAGACGGCAGCGACGTCGCCATCCAGGCCATCAGCAGCAAGAACTCCACTGCCGACAGCTACTCGCAGGTGGTGGCTTCTACTGACAAGAAGTTCCGCATCATCCTCAAGACCGAGAACTTGAAGCTCCTCGCTCGCGACTACCGAGTAGCCGTGACGAAGAACATCGTCAAGTTCAGCTCTCCAGATGTGACTTACTTCGTAGCGGCGGAAGCGCACTCCACCGTCAATTGACCTGTGTACTCGGTCGACAAGATCGAGTATAGTATAGCAATGTAATCAGTGGAGATATATCATGAATACCAGTGACAATCCGATGTGGGTAGAGAAGTACCGTCCTCGTAAGATCGAGGATTGCGTACTTCCTCCCGACCTCAAGAAGACCTTCCAACAGTTCGTGGACAATAAGCACGTACCCAATCTCCTCCTGTCTGGCTCTGCCGGCGTGGGTAAGACAACCGTGGCGAAGGCCATGCTGGAGGAGCTCGGGTGCGACTACATCGTCATCAACGGGAGTATGAATGGCAACATCGACACTCTTAGGAACGACATCCTCCAGTTCGCTTCTTCCGTTTCTTTTACCGGCGGACGAAAGTACGTCATCCTGGACGAGGCCGACTACCTCAACGCTAACAGCACTCAGCCTGCCCTCCGTAATTTCATGGAGGAGTACTCGCGTAACTGCGGATTCATCCTTACCTGCAATTTTAAGAACCGCATCATCGAGCCTCTCCACTCACGTTGCAGTGTTGTCGAGTTCAAGATCGCTAAGTCTGACCTTGCGAAGCTCGCTGGACAGTTCTTCAAGCGGGTGGAGTCCATCCTCGCTAGTGAGGGAGTACAATACGACAAGGCTGTGGTGGCAGAGGTCGTCAAGAAGCATATTCCAGACTGGCGTCGAGTACTGAATGAGCTCCAGCGCTACTCGGCCACCGGCAAGATCGATGCCGGCATACTGAGCAACCTCGGAGACGAGAGCTTCAAGAAGTTGATTGGTCACCTCAAGGCCAAGAACTTCAACGACATGCGTAAGTGGGTCGTGGAGAACTCCGACTCTGACACGGCGGTGTTCCGCAAGGTGTACGATCACGCTCACGAGTATCTGAAGCCTAACTCCATCCCTCAAGTCATTCTACTCATCGCCGACTACCAGTACAAGGCCGCGTTCGTCTCTGATCCTGAGATCAATCTGGCCGCGTTCCTTACCAACCTCATGGTAGAGGCGGAGTTCGCATGAATCCCTTCGACTTCGTAAAGGACATTCAGCAAGGCAAGAAAGACGTAATCAGAAACTCGGAGAATCCGGAGAAGGCCGAGGCCATGTACAACCCGTACATAGTCAATCGAGCCATCTCCTTCTACGTCGACGGCATCCTCTACGCCAATGAGATGAACCAGCGAGCGGGCCTGGGTCACCTCATGCAATTTGACTATCTGATAAATAGTATCAGGTCCATGAAGCGCCAACACGCTTGGATCAAGAAGCCTGAAGAGGATGCGGACCTAGAGATGCTATCTCAGCACTTCAACGTCAGCACTAAGATTGCCCGAGACTACCTCAGGATCCTCAATAAGCACCAACTCGATACAATAAGAAAAAGAACGAACAAGGGTGGACCATGAGCGTAGTAGAAACACTCGTAGAGGTAAGGCTAAAGAACGCAGAGGATTTCCTCAAGATCAAGGAGACTCTGTCAAGAGTAGGAGTAGCCTCTAAGAAAGAGAAGACGCTGTATCAGTCCTGCCACATCCTCCACAAGCAGGGCAAGTACTACATCACTCACTTCAAGGA